AATTGAGAAATATTTGCATCTTTATATGTTGCGACTAGCTCATACGGTATCGTGCTACAATCTACTACGACAAACGATGAGCTATCTTGGCCAAGACCTTCTGATACATCAACAGTTATCGAATATACATGATCTTTGATAGGTTCTTTGTATATCTTGACGCCGTGTTGTTCCCTAAAAGGCGTATTGAATACGAGCTTAGACAATATGTTAGGATGGATGAGGGTATTGGTCGATCCGAGGAACTCACAGTTATGAGATAATATATCATTAGAAAAAAACTCACTTGTTTCAACGCCAACAATATCATAATATTCAAAATCACCATCTTCAAATTCTATGTGAAATATCTTTGAATTGTGATCTTTGCATATTACTTCATCGTCATATTCTAATTCAAGAGCTGATTTCCATCCAGATATTGTTTTTATTCTATGGTTAGGAGAACATGATAAGTTCTCACCTGAATGTAATTGTAAGGTAATCTTACCTCTCTTGGTAATTTTTTGAATACCTTTAAAAGATAAAAATCCGTTAGGAGTATCTATTTTTAAATCATGATTAGATTTGAACATTACGTTTTCCAGTAATTATATTAAATAATTGTTCTGCTGATATATTGTATAAAGAACAATATTTTTTAGCAAAAACAGTTTGTTTAGTTAAAATTTTGCCGTTTTTTGATTTACATCCAACATCTTCAAGATCATCAATATCATTAAATAATTTTATTATTTCTAAACATGTTTCATCAGACACTTTTAATTTTCCGTATCTGTTGCCTTTTCTTTTTTCTTTAAATTTATTAATAGTATTTTCATCAAAGCAATTTTTTTTATTCTTATTCCATGGAATTGTTCCTTTAGGAACACCTCCTATGCCAGGTCTTTTTTTGCCAGTTTGTAATTTGCTACTATAATCAGAACCCAATCCTAATCTTCTAGAAATGAGAGCTGCTGCAAACCAATCTTCTTGATCTAAATGAATTTGTAGATGCTCTCTAATAGATACTAATTTTAAATTTGATATATCATTATTATTATGATCGCCATCTATATGATGTATTTCATACGAAAACCCATTATCATCTTTAGGAATAACGCCGTTAGTGGATTCCCATAATTTTCTATAATCCATCATATCCTCCAAATTTACAATCATATTATTTATAAATTTGTTCGATTGTAACTTTCTTGGTTGTATTATTTTTAAATAAGATATTAACTTTTGTATCTCCTGTCAGACAATCAAATTCTTGTCTGAACTGGTCTGCAGACGTGCTCCTGATCATCAGTTCTTTCCATTCCTCATCCCGGCCGGGAACATCTGACCAATGGACGTCTACTCGGGCATAGTCATTATTTCCGTTGACAGAATCCATCCATATCTTATAGAATAGATTCATCCCGTTAGGTGTAGACGTGATTATCAATTTAGATGACTGACCTGAAGAGATCGTAGGGAAGACGGATGCGAAGAATTGATCTTGTATGTTTCTCTGAACGAACGCAAACTCATCAAGATAGATGAGGTTATATGATTGTCCACGGATCGCTGAAGATGATGTAGAAGAAGCGAGCATCTTCGATCCATTTTCAAGCTCAATGTTTCCTTTGTTCCATTCGACGATGCCTTGCTGGAGCCACTTAGGTAACCACTCATATGCTAATTGGACACGGGATAATATCTCTCTCGCTTGCCTCTCTTTGTTTGCGAGGACTGCGACATTATAGTTCTCATTAAATAGCACTTTATGAAGGAGGTATCCGACAACACCCGTTGTCTTGCCGACCTGACGAGGCATCTTCTCGAGAACACTTGATGTATTCTTCGATCTGCTCTTTCGTATAATCGATCTTGATGTCTTTGCGTTTTAGATTCTTATTACCTAAGTAATATGTGAGCTCACTCGTTACCATTTTTAATCATCTTTAAAAGTTCTGCAGAAGAACCGACAAATAAGTTATTGTTCGTCACTTGTGCTTTTTCAGGTTCTCTCGCTTCTAATTCTTTTCTCGTCTTTGCTAGCTGAAGAAGGTCCTTGTTTGCATCGACCATGGTCTTGATCAGATTAGTCACCACTTCGTAAGCACGAGGAGACTCTGATTGCTTAGCGACATCCATGATATCTTCTAGGGCATTGTTGCCTTTTTCTATAACATCATATAGATTACGGCGAGCGTATTCGTAGTCATCGTTCTTTTCGGCTTTTAAAGCAGGAAGCACAGAAGTCAATCTACCAGATTGATCGATTGGATCTAATCCTAAAGAGTTAGAAATCATATCTTTTCTCATTATATATTATCTTCCGTTGTGATCACAAATCCGTAATTATCATCTTCATCGATCTGGCTCAATGCTACAGACAATTCCACATTTGATGTAGGTTCACCCGTAGCAGTCAGGCCAGGCCTGATCAGAGTAGTCACAGCCCCTGTGTTTGCTGTCGTATCAGCATAAAGCACGACCTGGCTCAGCTTGATCAGTTTGCTCTCAGTCACAGGACCGAAGAAGTAACATTTCATCGTGAATGTCAGCGTAAATGTCAATACTCTTCTGGTGATGAAATCTGCAGCGTATGAGTCGTCTATCGCAACATTATCAAGGACGACAGGAATGTCAGTGACGTTATCGAAGTCGTTGCCTAATAGTTTGGCAGATATTGTCCATTCTGGCGTGAAATATGGGATGATCTGCTCTACGATACGAAGGCCATCTTCCATGGTCTTTGCCATGATATCAAGCCTGAATCCCACATCATAGGGGACAGGATTAAACACTTTATCATATACATTGACGCCATTGATGTTCTTCCTAGATGCGATCTTATTGATCGTCTGTAGTTTACGATCCGGCGCATAATTGATGGAAGATATCTCGAATGCCATGCGAGGCAATTTGATAGCGGTCAATGCGGTCGCATCAGGATTGTCTTCGATACGAGCAAGGAACTTTTCTCTAGGCCCGTATGCGATAGGGACCTTGAACGTCTGCTCAAGACCGCCCGTAGAATTCTTTCGTTCGATCTTTATGTTATTGAACAGCGTGCCGAAGATCACGACATACTTCTTGAATAATGAGTTATAGAAAGGAGAACTGCCTAACATTATGCTCTCCTATCGCTCTCACTGAAAGGATCTCTCTCAGTGAAGTCAAGGAAATCTAATCCTTCTGCTTCGAATATATCATTCTGCGATGTCTGATCGAGATAATCGATATCATATTCTTCTTTGACAATATGGAATCCGTCTTCAGTCAGTATCTGCAATGAGTTCTCAGTTAATGCGATATAAGGATCGGTCGTAGTGAGGAAAGCATTGTATGTCTTATCGATGATATCGATTCCTGTATTGAATATCTCGTTTGAGTATTCGAACAGTTCACAGACAACATCATACATCTGAAGAGCACCCATCTGATAGAAGATAGGTTTCTTATTGACATACTTGATGGTATATAATGCCTTGGTGAAAGGAAAGAATATCAGATCGCTTTCTGACGGCCTATCTCTTCTGAGCACCGAGCCTACTTCGTTCTCGAATACCCTCAGAGCGACCGAGAATGTTATCTGATCTCTTACCTCTACACCAAACTTCGAAAGGAATTCTCCATCCCCTTCAAACCCGTGTAATAGTTATCAACGCCATGAATCTTGATCGATTCTATCACGAGATTTTCTATCAGGTTCTGTTCACCCGACGAAGAAAAATTATTAAAGAAAAAGTTGGTAGCCATATGTGTTATTTACTCTTGCATCTATCGTTATGATATCTTCCGATGTTACCAGGATTTCCTATAATCCCGCAATGAACACATGATACCTTTTTATTATTTATAGAAGCAAACACACCCGCTTCTTTAATCTTTTGTCTATGACTTTCGCTTATGGGGGATCTTTTTATACCTTTAGAAGCAGACACGACTTCACCTGATATCCATCTAGGATCATCACTCGTGACATGAAATACATTGTCTAATGCATCTCTGACCGTTATCTTTCCTTTGTTTTTTCCTGACATAGATCGGCTACGTTTTTCTCTCACTAAAGGATCAGATGATCTGTTATCTCTGTTCTCTAATCCTTTGAGATATTTTTCACGGACATCCGATCTATTCATTGCTTCTTTAGTGTTTTTAGAGATTTTTTCTCTTATTGTTAAAGAAGAATTTAAATCTGTAGTCCAATGTCCCCATTTATGTTTACGTAAATTATAATATTTTTTACCTAAATCTTCTTCAGATATCAACGATAGCCATTTATATTCAACATCATATAAAAGAGATTTATCATTAATCATTTCAATAATTCTTCTTTTAAAATCATCTGGCCGTCTTCTATATGCATCACGCATTCTATCGGAGGAACAGATATAACCATCATTTTCTGTTCCCCAATGGCAACCTACATAATACATTTTTCTTTTTTTATCGAACCAGAGATAAACAAACCCATATTTTTTCATAATACACTCCTTATATGATTTCTCTTATAAGTGTATTTATAATAAACAGGTGTGCTATCCGATCATATCAGTGACTGGGAGTGAATAGCTTGTGATCATCTCTGATTCTAATTTCTCGAGCGCTTCATGTGCATCATTATAGATCTTCTCGCCATTGAACGTCAATCCGCCAGGTAATTGCATTCCGACAAACTTCGTTAAATTAGAACCCCATTGCTTCTTGATCAATTCTGTTGCATATCTCTGTAACCATCTGTCATTCCATACATCGTTATACTCTGCAGGATCCACGATAGAA